TACAAATGGGGCAGTATTTTGAATAAGCATGATCGTGTCCCTTGTGTTTTTCTGGTGTGATAGCTTACCACTGCGCCTTTGAATCACAAAAAAACAGTGTTTTAGTGCTGTAGTGCTTGTGCAGTAAGCGCCAATAGCTATAAAACATGTAGCAAAAAAAACTTGCTCCACTGCGCTTTTCATTTGGTTTCCTTTGTGCTACAGTTGCCGCATTCCGAAAGGAATACAGGATTGGTCTCCTGGATTGACATCGCGGCACGAGCCGCAGCTGATAAAGTCGTGCGGCTTTTTTGCTTTCTGGCCCGTTTTTGGCGGTCCGGACAGGGAGCCGCAAGGCTCGCCAGCTTTCCGTTCCGCGGTGTCACTGGTAGACCAACCTGTCTGGACTGCCGCCCAATTGGTCTTTGGGTGGCAGGTTTTTTGACTTGTTTACACGGAGCCCATCATGGCTAACCCACGTTCCTCGAAGACTGAAACCCCCACCACGCCCGCCACTGACCCCAGTCAGCCGTGGCCCGGCATTGGCCGCGTTGAAATGCCCCGCCCTGACTGGCTGGCCGATGAAGGGGTGGTGATGCATGACGACTTGATTGCCCTGGTGGGTGATGCCAAGGCCAGTTACTGCGCGGTGGCCGCGTTGGTGACGCTGTTGCGCAGCTCGAACGGTAATGCCCGTGCCGACGTGCTGGAGGCCGAAGACCGCCGGGGGCTGGCTGAACTGCTGGACTATGTGAAGGCGCGGCTTGAGCTGGTGGTGGACAACGCGGCGCAGGTGGCGCGGGTGCTTGGGTTGCCGGGATCTGTAGCCAGCGCTTGACGGCTGCTAAAGTTGGAGCCTTCACAAAGGAGGCTTCATGGATAAGAAACGCAAGGTCATTATTTTTTGCTTGGTTGTGCTGGCTGCAATTGGCGGGTCTGCATGGTTGCTGTTTGAATTTTTTCCGGTTTATATGGCAAAGCAGCGGGTGTTGGCACACCTGATTGATCCAGATTCAGCCAAGTTTTCTGACATCAGCAATGAGAAGAAGGCTGATGCCAATTGCGGTGCCGTAAATTCAAAAAACAGGATGGGTGGGTACACGGGTTTTACCAAGTTCATCGTTATGAAGGATGGAAGTGTTCTTTTTGAGAGTGAACAGACCGAAGAGACCGGTCTTAACATGATGCGCTTTCAAAGAATATTTAAAGAGTGTTTTCCAAACCTGAAGCCTTGACTTTGCTTGTTTTGCCCTGCGGGGCTTGCTACATTGGCGGCGCGTCATGCGAGTGGCGTGTCTCCATTGATTGTTGAAATGAGCGGCGATCAATTCAGGCCTGAACTGGCAACGGTTCAGGTCTTTTTTTGTGCCAGTTTGGGGGCTTTTTTTGGCTGGGTTTGCTGGGCAAACTGGGCACCATGGCAAAGGACTGGTCAGCTCAACTTACCCACGTTAACTTTCGGTGTGACGCGTGCAAACACGCTTGGGAGGATGAGCCCGATCTGATTGAGGATGCGCCGGATCTGGAGCATCACCCTTACCGCTACTTTGGCGACTGCCCCAAGTGCCATGCAGAGCGGCAACCGCAGGCGGCATGGGCGCGGGCGCTGATGAAGGCGCACCAGGCCAGCACCGGGCCGCGCACTGCTGAGGGGTTGGCCAAGGTGGGCAAGAACCTTGAGGGGCACCCCAACGCTGAGGCCGTTGTGCGCACCCGTTTCAATGCCATGAAGCATGGCATGACGGCCAAAACGGCGACTTACTTCCCTGCCCGGCCTGATAAATACAGCTTTTGCCAGCGCTGCGATGTGGACCGCACCTGGTGCAATGCACAGGCGGCGTGCGTGAAACAGACCGAGATTTTCATGTTGCACCACGCTGCGTTTGAGAGCCGCAACCCGCGTGTGCTGGCTGGCATTCATGCGGACTTGCAGGCCGGGCTGACGGCCATGCTGCAAATGCTGATGCAGCAGGTGCTGGGTGACGGGGTGGTGATTACCCAGCCACGGGTGGAGCTGGACCGAGAAGGCAATAGCCAGACGCTTTCTTACTTGGACAAGGATGGCAAGCGCACCTACATCTACGACCGCCAGGCGCACCCTGCCTTGAAGGCGATTACTGATTTTGTGAGCCGCTTGGGCCTGAGCATGAATGACTTGGGCATGACGGTGCGGGCCGCTGAGCCTGAAGACGATGAGCAGCACGGCGTGCTGAAGCTCGATGCCAAGACGGCCGAGACCTTTAGCGATTTCAACACCCGCATGTTGGCGGTGATGGGTGGCGCGCGCGACATGCTGAGCGCTGCGCAGAAGGCCACCAAGGAAGACCCTGTTTTAGTTGCGCATCAAGCGCGGGAAGGTAAATCATGAACATTGGAATCAGCAACTTTGAAATTGCCAGGATCGCGCACGAGGTGAATCGGGCTTATTGCTCGTCCATCGGTGATCACTCCCAACCCGCTTGGAAAGATGCGCCACTGTGGCAGAAGGATAGCGCCGTTGCTGAGGTTGAATTCCATCGTAAAAACCCGACAGCGACACCGGAGAAAAGTCACGAATCGTGGCTACACGGAAAAGCACTGGATGGATGGAAGTTCGGACCGGTGAAAGACCCAGATAAAAAAGAGCATCCATGCTTTGTTCCCTATCTTGATCTACCACTTGAGCAGCGGGTGAAAGACTACCTTTTTTCTGGTGTGGTCAATGCGCTGACACAAGGGGACTAGGCCAATGAGGTCAACCGCAGCCCAGCGCCGCAAAAGCTCGATCGTTGCCGAGCGGGAAATCATGCGGTTTGCTGTGGCTGACCCGGGCACGGGGTTGCGCCCGCATGCGCTGTGGCACAAGCACATGCACAACGTAGAGCTGGATCCGATGCAGTGCCTGAAGATGCAGGAGATGGATGAGCACCTGAACACGGTGGACTACTCCAGCAGGCGCACGGGAAAGACGTTTGTGAAGGAGCTTTACAACCTCGAAGCGCTGGCCACCAACAGTCACCAGGAGTGCGGCATTGTGGCCCCGCGTATGCAGCAGAGCCAGAACAACCTGAACTACATGACGGATGCCATCAAGCGCAGCGCCGTGTTGAAGGCGTTTATTGCCTATGACAACGGGCGCATGCAGCTGCGCGACACCGGGTTTTGCTTTGCGAACCTGAGCAAGGCCAGTGCCTACGGGATCATGAGCCAGATTGACGGCGACTCCATCACGATTGGCAGCCTGGAAGAAATTGACGACATGCCGCAAGAGCGGTTGCTGAGCCGCTTTTTGCCCATGCTGGGCGCGGCGCGTCGGGCCGGGGTGCAGGCCGATGCCAACAAGTTTCGCCCGGCGATTCGCATCAGTGGGGTGTTCAAGGGGGCGGATGTGCTGCAAAGCCTGATCAATACCGGTGAATACCACGTGTTGCCTGCGGTGAATATTCACTTAGGTGTGCAGATGGGCATGGTGAATGCCAATTGGGCCAAGAGCATGCAGCTGCAGCAAACGCCAGAGGAATGGATAAGGCAGTTTTTGTGCCAGAACATCAAGGCGCGCAACTGGATTTGGGAGGAGCACATTCAGCGTGCCAATGCCTTGGGCTTGCAGGCTGGGCTGAGCCGGGCCGAGCCCTTGCCGGGGCAGCGCTACAAGCGCCGGGGCTTGATTGGCCTGGGGTATGACCACACTGGCCACGGGGAAAGCCCGGCGGCATCCAAAAGCGCCCTGGTGATTGTGGAGGTGATGGGCAACTGGATGACGTTCCCCTATGTGAAGCTGTGGGAGCCCGGCGTGAGTGATGCCACGTTGCGCCAGGACCTGGTGGCGATCTGGGACTACTTTCGGCCCGACTACGCGATTGGCGACGCCTACGGGGTGGGCATGATGACCGCGGTGAACGACGACTTGTTCCGTAAGGGCCTGACCGAGGTGAACCGCGAGACGGTGGGCGACGGGCAAAGCAATGCCAGTGCCTGGGGCAGTTGGGCATTTGCACCCATGCGCTTTGAGGGCATGACAAAACACGTGATGGCCAGCGCGGTGCGTGAGGTGTTTCACAACAACCGGGCGGCTTTCCCCTACGTGGACACCACCAGCGAACACCCTGACGACAAGGCTTGGATCACGTTCATGCGTCAACTGGGCAACATGAAGGCGCTCCGACTCAGGCCAGCTACAG